CTTATAGTATGGTCACGAATTTATCTTGTCCAAAGTGTCATAGCTTTGTTGAGGTATATTATCCAAGTGAACAAACATTAAAAGAATATAAAGATTATGAGGAAAAACAAAATGACAAATAAAGATATTTTTAAAGGAACAAACTACGATTCTTTAGATAGTCAAGTCGGTGGCAAACATTATAAAAATATGAAGATCCAACCTGCAGAATTTATAAATGAAAACAAGTTGCTTTTTGCAGAAGGCAACGCTATAAAATATATCTGTAGACATCAATCGAAGGGAAAAGAAGAGGACGTGAGAAAAGCTATACACTATTTGGAGATGATTCTTGAAAGGGATTACTCGTGAGAAGTACTCAAATTCCTTTGTTCACACCACAAACGGAATGGGTAATGCCTGATGAACTTAAAGATTTAAAAGGACACAAAGAAATAGCAATCGATTTAGAGACTAATGACCCTTATTTAATGACTTTGGGGTCAGGTAATGTCACCGGTAGAGGTCACATTGCTGGCGTTGCGGTGGCTGTAGAGGGCTGGTCTGGCTATTTTCCGATACAACACGAGTCCGGTGGTAATATGGACAGAAAACTAGTTTTATCTTGGTTACAAGATGTCTGTAATCAACCCGATACTACCTTTATATTTCACAATGCTATGTATGATGTCTGTTGGTTAAGAGCAGCAGGTGTTAATGTTAAGGGTAAAATAGTTGACACAATGATAGCAGCTTCTTTGATAGATGAGAATAGAATGTCTTACGCATTAAATACATTAGCTAAATTTTATGTAGGTATTGGTAAAGATGAATCTATCTTACAAGCAGCCGCAAAAGAATATGGACTTGATGCTAAAAAAGATATGTGGAGATTGCCAGCGCTTTTTGTTGGGCAGTACGCGGAGCGTGATGCGGAAGCTACCCTTAAACTTTGGCAAAGATTAAAAATAGAATTATACAATCAAGAACTAATGGATGTCTTTACATTAGAGACAAAACTATTTCCGTGTTTAGTTGATATGAGATTCAAAGGTGTAAGAGTTGATTTAGAGAAAGCAGCTAAAATCAAAAAAAATCTTATGCAACGTGAGGCTAAAATCGTTAGTAAAATCAAAGAGTTAACAGGAGTTAATGTAGAAATACACGCAGCCCGAAGTATCGCTAAAGCGTTTGACAATTTAAAACTTGCTTATGATAGAACAGAAAAAAGTAATCAACCTAGCTTTACTAAAAACTTTTTACAAAACCATCCACACGAATTACCAAAACTAATTGCAGATGCAAGAGAGATAAATAAAGCTCACACTACATTTATAGATTCAATAACTAAACACGCAGTTGATGGTAGAATACACGCAGACATAAATCAAATACGATCAGATGCAGGTGGGACTGTTACTGGTAGATTCTCTATGAGCAATCCAAACTTACAGCAGATCCCAGCGAGGCACCCGGAAATCGGACCGATGATTAGATCTATATTTATTCCAGAAGAAAAAACTGTTTGGGGATCGTTTGACTACTCACAACAAGAACCTAGAATTTTAGTACACTATGCAAAGTTACAAAACTTAATGGGTGTAGATGAAATTGTAGATGCCTACAATGCAGGGGATGCAGACTTCCACCAGGTAGTTGCAGATATGGCAGGCATAGAACGTAAACAAGCCAAAACAATTAACCTTGGTTTGATGTATGGTATGGGTAAAAATAAATTAATGGCAGAGTTAGGTTTAATGAAAGAGTCTGCTGAAAAATTAATTAAACAATATCACGCGAAGGCTCCATTTGTAAAACAACTGATGGACAATGTATCTCGTAAAGCAAATGATCGTGGTAAGATTAGAACTTTAGGAGGACGTGCGTGTCATTTTGATTTATGGCAACCAGTACAATTTGGTGTGTTTAAACCTTTACCTTTAGAACAAGCTAGAAAAGAATATGATGAACCACTTAAACGTGCATTTACTTACAAAGCATTAAACAAATTAATACAAGGATCAGCAGCTGATATGACAAAAAAGTCTATGGTAGCATTGTATGAAAATGGTATAATACCTCACATTCAGATTCACGATGAGGTAGATATCTCTGTTGAATCTGATAAAAAGGCAGAACAAATAATTAATATTATGGAGTCAGCAGTGGAACTACAAGTTCCAAACAAAGTTGATTATGAAAAAGGCAACAACTGGGGTGAAATTAAATAATGGCATACTTAAACGCAAACATACCAACTGTCTACGCACAAATTAGAAAGGAATATTTATATGATCTTAAAAAAGGCCACGGAGAAGTTGAAGAGTGTATTATCTTTGGTATTACTAGTATGGGGGGCCGTGCTATATTATTTCACGCTCTTATGGCTAACGGTGCAATATTTTATCGCCTACCAATTAGCGCGTTTATTCAAAAAGGATTTGACCCATCCGGAGTGCCCACAAGACGACTTGATGAACTGGAGCTTTGGAATTGTTTTTCTTATTATCCTACTGTCACTCATTGGTCTATCTTAAGCGCAGCTTCGGGTTATTATTTTGGTAAAGATAAAAAAAAACATCACGGTTCATACTTATTTACTGTTGACTGGGGACACCCAGATGCTAATATACTAGATACCGATCATTCGGAAATACCGCACGAACATAAGTGCGCACACATAATTGCACTAGACGAAGGCAATTTTGCAGCACAACCAAACAATAGATGTATTTGGGACCTACCTTCCTTTACCGTGAAAGATAACACTCCGGATTGGAAAGTACAAACTAACGAATGGAATGTAGAAGATAGCGGCAAGTGGCGAACATCAGACACGGACGACTTCTTTTACGAAATAGAGGAAAAAAAAGATGATTGATAAAATTAAAGATAAAGCAATACATTGTTGGATGAACCACAAAGTATGTGTAATTATAATTGCAGTTATATTAGCAGCAGCAATTATACTGTAGGTTTTGTGAATGAACGTTGCAGAGTTATTCAAAAAGAATTTTGTATTAGTACCGGTTATAGCATCTGTGCTGTTCGGGACATTCACTGGCGTTAAGTATATTGTTAATCTAACAGACACAATTAATTCTAATCAAATTCAAATAGTAAATCTTCAAAGAGATTTAACTACAGCACAAGAAAAACTTACAGATCAAAACACAAGACTAACTTCTGCGGAATCTACGTGGCAGATGGCAGAGAATCTTTATCGACAATTAGCCGATCTTGTACGGGAACATAGCTACGATATAAAAGATTTAAACAGATAGGATTTATGAACAATGGAGTATTGCAGGATGGATTACAGATTTACAGCAGTATTAATTTTATTATTCATAGGTTTAACTGTGTTTGCAAAACCTGCATATCCTAAAAACGAATACCTTAACAACGGAACTAATACTTGTAGCACTGGCAGTGTAGAGGCATCTATTGAAAAAGAAGATAGAGACAATGACTATAGACATTATAGTCCTTCTAATAGTTATGATAATGATAATGAAAATTACAAAGCAACAATAAGATGGAGACATCAACTGGGTTCAGCTTGCACAAAAGAATTTAGACAAGTACAGCAAGAAAATATGGAACTTAAGCAGCAATTAGAGTTAATGAAAATGTGTGGTCGAGTTAATAACAATCCGAGTCTTGCACAGAATGAAAATTTTAAATTATTAGTATCAAAATGTACTGGTGTAACTCCAGTTAAATTAGATAACAGACCAGAAGATGGTAAAAGTAAATGGGATCAGTTAAAAGATAACTATAAAAAAGAGAACCCAGACATCACTTTAATGGGAGATAAGATTCTAGTACCTACAAGCACATTGAAAATCCCACCTAAAGATTATATACTACCACTACCAAAACCAGAATAATGAGAGACACAAAACTAATAAATAAATTTATTGAACAAAGTCAAAGAAAATGGAAAGAAATGAGTTTGTTTAAAAATCTTAAAAAAGAAGTTGAGACAGGTGCTAATGGTACTCAACAATACGTAATTAAAAAAGGTCCCAACAAAAATAAAATAGCTAAAAATGACCAGAAAAACTAACACGGCATTAATAGGTTTACTAGGTACAATTCTTATGGGTCTTGCTACCTGGACTCTTGTCACACTTATAGAACTTCAGTTAGTAGTGACTATGATTCAGTCTGATTTGATGTCTATTGACAAGCAATTTGGGAGAGTTTACAATTTCATAGATTCTGTTAGAGGTAAGTAATGCCTAAAACTAAAAAATTTACAATTAAAACAGAAGTCGTTAATGGTAAGTGTCCATCGTGTGATCAGTTTACAATTATGGTAAACATTGATGTAGTATTTTTCAGATGTATGAGCTGTGGTTCAGATCTAGAACAACACATCAATGGTAAAATAACTTATCTTCCAGTTATAACAACTCCTAAAAATGCAAAACCTTTCGTTAAAGAATGGTTGGATGAAGAGTAATGGCCAAACAAAGTTTTAAATTTTTTACACCAAGAGACAAACCAAAGAAGCGTCGTGGGGTCCACACAAAATCATTAAACAAGAAAAAGAAATTACAAAAAAAATTGACACGCTACAAAGGCCAAGGGCGGTGATCAAAGTAGTTTTGTTAATGGTGTTGTGCAGTGAGATTGCAACCAACGATTGTAAAGTTATCCCTACTCCTCAAGTATTGTTTGATGATTATAGTAGCTGTATAACTTATGGTTATGATTATTCACACACATTAATGGCAAGCTTTGACCCAAAATGGACAAACAGTATGTTAGCCTATACCAAATTTTCCTGCAAGAATGATAAAATAATTTAGAACTATTCTAATCTGTCTGCCCGTCCCAAGAAAGGGACGAACAAACAAAAGGTGTGAGAAGAGACTTTCTTTTTATAACAAAAAAATATTACTTGCAAATTATATTTTTCTATTGTAATTTCCCATATATTAATGAGAAGAAACAATCCAACAAAGGAAAACAATGGCAGATCCAAACAAGTATAAATCGCTATCTGTTCCAATTGAACATTGGAAAGAACTAGGCGTTCTTGCAGATAACACTGACAGGACTCGTTCTCAAATGATAGGACGATTGATTAGATTTTTTAAAGATAAAAAAGGTTCTAATGGTAAAAAAAATGGCAAAGCAAAAGATTAAGGTGATATGTGATCATTGCAAAGGCAATGGTTATTTAAGAGAATGTAATGGTTCATACACAGAAGTACATCAATGCCCTACCTGCAATTCACAAGGCGAGGTAGTGGCAGAGTTGTATGAGCAATTAGTTAATGATGAAATTGTTAACAAGGATGCAACTGTTAAAACATTACAAGATTTATTGGCTCAAGTAGATAAGGCTAGACTACAATGAACCCAGAAGAGGCGGCATATATTGCAGGGCTCTTTGATGGTGAAGGCACTATCACTTATAAAAAATATCCTGAACGTAAGAAAAAAGGTAACAAAGTTAATACATATAATTGTTGGCGTATTAATATGGAGATTGCAATGACTGATAAGTCTGTATTAATTTGGTTACACAACGCATTAGGGGTTGGCACTTTAGCTTCAAAAAAAGTTAATGGTAAACGTGTGGATGGTACCCCTTATCTTAAACAATGGAGGTGGCGTTGTACATTCCGTGATGCATATTATGTATGTCTTTTAATATGGCCTTATGCACATACTAAGTTGCCTAAGATTAATAAAATTTTAGAACACTATTATACTTTAAAACAAAATAACATTATTCATATACAAGATTATAGAGAGAGTTTAATTAAATGATAAAATTTTTTTTTGTAATGTTAATATTATTAACCGGGTGTGTTAAGGATTACGATTTTAATCCCTACACTACTATAATGAAACAATTATTAAATGATAAAAAGAAATAAATTTATATATCCGAGAACTGTTCGAGAAGCGATTGAAGGTAAGCGTCATTATAATATTAATGATAAAGAAAAGTTACCAAGTGTTACAACTATATTATCTTCTACTGAACCGGCCGAGAAAAAGGAAGGATTAAAAAAGTGGCGTGAAAAAGTGGGAGAGGCTAATGCAACGCGAATCGTGGATGAGTCTGCAACGCGAGGTACTGCAATGCACAAGATTCTTGAGATGTATATCTTAGATAAAGGTTATTTAGATGAGACAAACGTTGGAAAACAGGCCCATAATATGGCTCTAAGGGTCATAGAGCAGGGTCTATGTAATGTTCCCGAGTACTACGGCACGGAATGTACTTTGTATTATCCTGGCCTCTATGCGGGCCAAACTGATCTCGTTGGAATACACAAAGGTCAAGATGCTATAATAGATTTTAAACAAACAAATAAACCGAAGCGCCGAGAGTGGATCGGGGATTACTGTCTTCAATTGGCGGCCTATGCAATGGCCCATAATTTTATACATAAAACAGAAATTACTAAAGGTGTGGTAATGATGTGTAGTAAAGATAATTACTACCAGGAATTCGTTATTGAAGGTAAGGAGTTCCAAAAATATAAACACCAATTTTTAGGGAGAGTAGATGAGTACTATAAACAAAGACATAAAACAGTTGGATAGTATCGCAATTGCATATAATAAAACTGACGGTGATATGAAAGAGATGTGGAAGCAAAAGTGGTATAAACTTGTCAAGAATGTGGCAAGGAGACATAACGAAATGTATCCAAAAATTAAAGAGGAGGATAGATTAAACTAATGAGAATAAGAGACTTTCAACAAATACTAGGTAAATTTACTAACAATGAAAAAGGTACAATTATATCTGATTGTCCAATTTATATTGAGACACAAGACGGACATTTAGAAGCTGTAAGAAGAGTTGAGTTGCAAGAGACAAAACTAATAAACTCACCTGAACCAAAAAGAATTGTATTAAAAACGGAAAGCTTAAAAATATTTAGGTCACCAACATATAAACAGAGTTAAAAGGTTCCCTGGAACTGGGGGTGGACGCGAGAGTGAAAGCCCCCACAATTATGAAAAAAGTAACAATACAAAGCAAAGATATCTCACCGAAGCAGTGGTCTAATTTTATTTTAGAATTAAATTTAATTAGAAAAGCCTGGAAACCCTATGCAACCATAGAATTGCAGGGGTCTGGTGTTAGAAAAATAGTAAAAATTGGGACAAAACCGTATAAACTTTAGAACTATTCTAAGTTGTGCCAGACATAAGTGGAATTCTAGGGTAATTTTTTTTTTTTGTAGAAAAAAAAAGTGCTTGGCACAGTGGCACACTTGCCAAATTTGACACTTTATCGTTGGTATTGTTGACTAATAGCTGTGCCAAAGGGTCGATTTTGAGTGGCACAGTATGGCACACTTGATAGTATACTTGAATAGTAGACGATTTTGCTCTGGCACAGTAGTAAAAATGCTGTTAGTGTATGCAATAATGGAATAGATAGTCAAATAAGTGTTGGTATTAGCAGGTTATTTTTAATGTACTCTGCGCGCGAGGCATTTTTTTTATTTTTAAAAACTTTTTTACCCTAAAAT